TTCCAGTACCGCAACCCATGAACCCCGGCTTCCCCGACAACGGAAAGGGAAGGGTGGCCGTGTGTTAAATCGCCCACGCCCAGAAAGCTGTTGATCTCGTCAATCTGTTCCTGAAGCCGGTTGATATCGGCAATGGTAGCCAGGGCGGCGGGGTTTACCATTAGGGAAACATCCTCAGAATTACCCACAGTGGTTATCAGCTGGATATAAGCCCCGGTCACTGTCACCCCGTTATAGGGCGGCATCCAGTCATTTCCAGACAGTTCCACGGCGGCGGAATAGAGTATTTCCCCCTCATCGGGATCAAGGGCATAAAGGCCCAAAACCCGCATATGGTAGCCGGTTGTCAGGTCTTTGTTGCTGAAGGCCGTTTCCACCATCACGGCAACTTCATTGGTACGGGTAACACGGGAAACTTCCGCTTCCTGCACAATGTCCAGGGCGGTTAGTTCCTCCAAATCCTCCACTTTCAAGGTCTGCTGAGAAGCAACGATCTTGGTGAAGCTGGGCCGGTCAGCAGTCCCGGCCCAATTCTTGGCAATAAGCGCTTGGCCCTTTTTGGTAGTTACCAGCTTGGAAAATTCTGCCATTAACGTTCATCCTTTCAGTTTTTTTAGTTTATTTCAATGATTTCAGTTCTAACGATCCCGCCCCCAAGATTGGCGGTGCCGGTACTCCTGAAGGTTTCATTGAAATCATTTGTAAGGGTCATGAAGTCCACGTTCACCAAGCCGCCAGCGGCAAAGGTTTCACCGCTGATCAGGTTGTTTTCCTTATAGTCATTGGTGATTAAATAGTTGTGGACAAAACATACCCCGCCAGACAAAAGGGCGCTTCCCCTCGCAATGCACATCAACTTGTTTGCGGCGCTGATAGCTATATTGCAAGGTAAGATATTTTCGATCAGGTATTCCAAGCCTTCAACTTGGCCGCTTGCGCCCCATTCTGTTACAATTTCCAAAAGGTAACTTCCCGGCTCAATGGTCACGGTGAAAGGCTCCCCATTTGCTATGGCAGTCAACATTTGGATGAATACCCGGATAGGGTAAGGAACAAAATTATTGAGTTGGGTTTTGATCCTCGCCCTTCGGGTGTCGAAGGTGTCAGTTCCTTTAGGGGTTATTTTCAGCATGGCTTCCCACCTGGAAAGACCATAGTTGCCCATGGTGTCAATGAACTGGTTGGTGAATACTTCTTCATGGGCATCCCAAGCCAATTCAAATTCAGGTTGTTCCCCCTCGGTTATGCCTTGAAACTCTTTGAACTCCCGCACAACATACGGAAGATAGTTAATCAGTTTTCTTTCCATTGCCCCGCTCCTACTTTCCAACAATGGTGGCAGTTGTGGCGCTCAAAGTTCCCAAAATGGGGATCGTATCAGCAGGAAGGGTGTAGTTTGCCGCTTCCCCATTGATTTTGGTTTGGGCCACATCCAGAATACCGGTAATATCGATTAGGCGGCTTTCAATTTGGCTGATCCGAATGATCAGCGGTTCGGTACTATCCGCCCAACTCTTAGCCAACTCTTTGAAATAGCCGTTCACGGCTTCTTCCACATAGGGCTTGACATCCTCCCAACTCCATTCCCGTTGATAGTACAAGGCAAAACTCAAGTTGATTGTTTTCCCGGTCACAGGGAACACATTCACCACATGGCCGATAGGGGCAATACCCACGCCTTCCCCGGCGTTTTGCGTGGGGTCTATGGCCGTTTGAACTTGATCAACCAGGGTAGAGGAAGGGGGTAAAAAGGTACTGTCAATGATAACTAGCTTGACTGTCCCGCCCACGGTCAGCAGCTTGTTTTTGCCGGCCTGAAACACCGTTTGCAACCAAACTGCAATATTGGGCGGTAGCTGGGGCAAGCTGTCTATCCAGGATTCAGCTTCTTCCGGGGGAATCAGGGTAGCCGGTGCAATATCGCTGTTCCATGCCCGGTAAACCTTTACCCCGCCTACACCGGGGATAGCGTTCACCTTTTGCAGATAGTCAGCACGGTTGCCGCCAAACGCCTGAAGGTTTAAGCTGTCAAAGTACCTTTGGCGAAAAACCTCAGTATCTTCTTCGTCCTCACCGGGAATCAGGCGGGCGGTTATTTGGCACGTTTCCAACCCCTCCACATATTCAATGGGAATTACTGTTGGGCCATACTCATTCCCAATTTCCCCCAAAGTTTCACAGGTGATTTCATACACCCCGCCCCCATTGTTTTTGGAAACATAATAGTTTAACTCCCCAATGGAAAAGCGCTCTCCCATTTCTAGGATCAGATCATCCGGGGTGATGGTCATTTCCAGAACAGCGGCAGTAGCAGGTAAAGGGGAAAGCCCCCGTTCTCTTGCTCTTAGAATGAGATAATCCCGGCTGGCCGTGTCCGCAAAAGTTTCTTGCAGAATATTGTCAAGGGCAATATAAAGATTTTGTAATTCCACGGCGGCTGGGGCTTCTGCCAACCACAGAATTGAACCTTCCCGGCTATCCAAATTTTTATTGGACGCAAGCGCCCGATCCATCATCCTTTTGACTAATTCTTCATAGGTGATATTTTCATACATCAAATATCAACCTCCAATTCTGAATCAAATTCGCTGAAAATGCTGATCACATGGAAAGTTACATGGATTTGTTTCTTGTTCACTTCAAATTCAAACTGTTCAACGGCAGTTATCCTATCATCCTGAAGAAGCGCTTCCCTGATCCGCCGTTCAATTTCAGGAATACAGTATTCAACATCTTTGCCGATCAGGTTATGCAGTTCAACACCATAATCCCAAGAGTGAATCAGCCATTGATATCTTTCTGTATTCAAAATCAGGAAAACAGCTTGTTCAACAGCTTTCCTTTGATCAATCAGTCCTGCAATGGTCAAGGTGTTATGATTCATTTTGGGGGTCAGGCTGGGCAAGGTTTCAATCTCAAAATCCAGTTGCAGATCATCCCCAGTTTGCGGGATCATATCCATTCCCCTTTCAGTTCTTTTTCAGGTATGGGCTTTATCCGGTCAAGCACAACAAATCGTTTGCCGCCTTGAATCCGGGCCATCACAACCCAATCATCTTTCACCAAAGCATTGTGAATTTTTATCCTTTTTCTACCCTGATAGTTGTGATTATGAGAAGCGAAAGCCGGATCACCAGAACCGCCCGCACGGTTTTCAGTTAAATGGCTTACTGAAATATCAACGTCAAAATCAGTCACATTCCGGGACAGCACCAACATTTTTTGGGTGTATATGGATTTTTGATCCACCTGAATCTTCAACGGGGAAACAGAAATTACTTGACCAAATACCATATGAACCGGCTTGCTTGCATCAACCGCTTGCACAGCGGCTTGTTTTACTAAGTCCACAGCATTAGGCAATAAATTCACCCCCGATCAAATTCAAATCCATGAAATGTTCATCCCCTTTGAACGTATGCTTGACGGAATCCACCACCATGAAGTTATTGGTAATGATATCCCCCAAATCCAAAGCCACAGCTAATGAACTTCCCGCCCTGATCCGTACATCTCCAAAAGCGTTCTTTATAGACAGTTTGCGGGTCTTTTGATTATAAAGTTTCAAAAGAGCATCCGCTTTGGCGCTGGCCCCGGTCTTTGTTTTGGTGTCCTCAAAGTATTGCAAAACACCCCATTGGTTCATCTTTGCCCCGTCTTGGGCTATGAATAGTTCCCGTTTACCGGTTTCCTCATTATTATAGGATAGCTTGATTTTGTTATAGGTCTGAACATCAATGCTTGATTCATAATCAAATGTTTCACCGGTATCTTTATCTATCAGTAGTCCAACTTTCATGGAATTGATATTTTTTAGGGTCAGCTTTCCGGCATCGTCATAGAGAACGAAAAGTTTTTTTGTGTTGGTTAAGGTTTCATCCAGGGCATTTTGGATCATGTCAAACAGGGTTTGGTTTTCTTCCACCACTGCTTCAATGGTATACCCTGTATCTTCAATGGTGCCAAGGTTCAACCTGAAATCTGTACCTATCCTTTTTATCAGATCGGAAGCCTTTAGCCCTTCTTCCGTGATGGTGTCTTTGTTTTTTAGGTAACGTAATTGATCATAGACGGTAACATCAATAGTAGGCTGTTTGGGGGTTCTCTTTTTCGTGAATACGAATCCATAGAAGAATGGCTTCCCATCTACTGATAACCT